TTATTCACCATATAAATCTTTTGGTTTTATACACTTTTCTTTTATTATTTTTTCAACATACGCAAACATTTTTAACCCATTGTCCTGACAATATTTTTTCAAAATAGCATGTGTTTTAGGGGTTATTTTTAAGTTTTTAGTCCTTTTCATAGGTGTTTTTTATATAAGTATGATAAAAGTATGATTTTTTTCATACTAATTATGGTCTTATAAGACCATAAAAAAATCTTTTGTATTTTTATCACATATTTATTAAAAGAACAAATAAAAAATAATAATTAATTAAAATATTAAATAATGGCCGATAGAGTATTTGTAAGTCCAGGTGTGTACACATCAGAAAGAGACTTAACGTTTGTTACAAGACAGGTTGGTGTAACAACACTTGGTCTGGTTGGTGAAACAACACAGGGACCAGCTTTTCAACCTATTTTCATAGGAAATTATGATGAATTTCAATCATTTTTTGGTGGACTGAATGCTGAAAAAGTAAAAGACACAGGAGCACCAAAATATGAGCTACCTTATATTGCTAAGTCATATTTAACTGAATCAAATCAGTTATTTGTGACTAGAATTCTAGGATTTTCTGGTTTTGATGCTGGATTATCTTGGGGTATAACACTTGATGCTGCACTAGATTCTACTACAACTGGTGTTACATCAAATAACACTTATTCAGCAGTTGATTCATTCTTTACTTATTCAGCAACAACTGGTGGAACACTACTTAGTGTAACTTCAAGTGATGCATTGTTTCAGTCACTTTATGATAATGGATTATTGGATTCTCAGTTAGCGTTCTTAGCTACTGCTGATACTGGTGATACTTCATCTTCTGCTGCTGTATTCCAAAAAGATGGTGATACGTTTAGTGGCGCATCATTTACAATTTATGTTTCTTCTACTGGTACTTCAGGAACGAATATAACTGGTGGTACAACTGGTACTACCGTTCACTACTCTGGTACTGGGTATTCAGATGTTGAAAATAAAATAGTTGCTTTACTTAGAAGTAGAGGTACGTATGATGCAGATGAACAACTTAATTTTGAAATTACAGGTTCAACGGATATAGGATTTGATGCAGGTGTTACCGCTGCTGCAACAAATGGTAAAGGTAACTTTGGTATTACTGGTACATCAACCGCTAGTGGTGCGTTTAGTTATAACCTTTCATTTGATAAAACTAAGAAAAATTACTTATCTAGAGTTCTTGGTAGAACAGCACAAGATGGTAAAACAGCATTATTTGTTGAAGAACTATTTGGTGGTATGTTTGAAGATTTATTCGATGCTGGAAAGGTTAGAGGTATAAATATTGATTCTTTAATAGCTTACTTAGATGACTTTGGTGAATATCAACAAGAATATCAACCAGCTGTTACTCCTTGGGTTGTTTCGGAACTTAGGGGTACAAACTTATTGAGATTATTTAGACTTTGGACAATATCTGATGGTAATGCAGCCAATAGTCAATTTAAGATTTCTATTTCTAATATTAGATTAGATTTGAGAGCATTTGATATTAGTGTAAGAGCATATAACGATACAGATGCTAGACCAGTAATTCTAGAAAGATTTGTTAACTGTACAATGGACCCAACATCAAATAATTATGTTGCTAAGAGGGTTGGTACACTTAATGGTGATTTTGCATCAAGGTCTAACTATATACTTGTTGAGATGGATGAAGAATCTGATACTTCAGATGCTTTCCCAGCTGGATTTGTTGGTTTCCCGATTAGAGATTATCAAACAAATTCAAACACATCGGTTCTTTCACCTAGTATTGAATATAAACAAACATATGGTACTTTTGAAAATAAAAGAAAATTCTTCCTAGGTTTGTCTGATACGGTTGGAATTGACCAAGATTTCTTTGATTATAAAGGTGAGCCAGAAGGTGATTCAACAATTTGGACAGGATTAACAAAAGGATTCCATATGGATGTTGATGCTACTGGAGCAACCATTGATAATGTAAGTATCGTAATTGATAATAGTGGAAACACTTATAGTCCAGTTTACTTATTTGACACTGGTAATGCTGAATTTAGAACAGAATCTGGTGTTCAAGGAACTGACTATGAAAAGGTATTTGCTAGAAAGTTCACATTCGCACCTTATGGAGGTTTTGATGGTTGGGATGTTTATAGAACAAGAAGAACCAACTTAAACAAATATACTATTAATGGAACTGGTGGTATAGCTGGTGGTCCAGATGGTACTAATGCATTTGCTAATAGAGCATTAACAAATGGTGATAATGGTTTAACTTCTGATTACTATGCATACCTAGAAGCTATACGTACATTTGATAACCCAGAGGCGGTTAACATTAACGTATTCTCAACTCCAGGTATTAATACATTTGATAACAGTAGCTTAGTTGAAGAAACAATCGAAATGGTTGAACAAGATAGAGCAGATTCATTCTATATTGTTACAACACCTGATACTGATGCTTCTGGAGATGTTCTTTTAGTTGATGATGTTGTTGATACACTTGATGGTCAATTTGATAGTAGTTACACTGCTACATACTGGCCATGGGTTCAAATCAACGATGATGAGAATGGTGTATTCATTTATGTTCCACCTACTAGAGACGTTGTTAGAAACATTGCATTGACTGATAACATTTCATTCCCTTGGTTTGCTGTTGCAGGTATTCAAAGAGGTGATGTTAGAGCAATAAAAGCTAGAAAGAAATTAACACTATCTGATAGAGATACACTTTATGATGGTAGAGTTAACCCAATAGCTACATTCACAACTGAAGGTATTAAAATCTTTGGTAATAAAACACTACAAATTAAGGACACTGCTCTTAATAGAATCAATGTTAGAAGACTTCTATTACAAGCAAGAAAACTTATTTCTGCTGTATCTGTTAGACTATTATTCGAACAAAATGATGACATAGTTAGAAATCAGTTCTTAAGCTTAGTTAATCCAATTTTGGATAACATTAGAGCTGAAAGAGGTTTGACAGACTTTAGAGTTGTTCTTGATGATAGCCCAGAATCAATCGATAGAAATGAATTGGTTGGTAAGATATTCCTTAAACCTACAAGAGCGTTAGAATTTATTCAGCTTGAGTTTGTTATAGTGAATACTGGAGCGAGTTTTGATGATATTTAATCAATCAAAATAAATATAAATAAAAGCGGCATTTTTTGTCGCTTTTGTTTTTTTATGATATTTATATATAAAAGTAATATAAAATGGGAAAAAAGATTAAAATTACCGAGAAACAATTTAATATGATTGTTGAAACAATCGTAAAAAATAATCATGTAAATGAAAATATAAATGAAGAACAACTTGAAGAAGGTAAGTTGTCTCAAATTGCTGGTGCATTGGCTATCTTAGCTACAACACTATTCCCTGGAAAATCGGAAGCTGCTGCTGTTGCTCAAATGCAAAAAGAATATCCAGAGTTGGTACAAAAGGTACAAGATGAAACACCTGTTGATACAATAAAGAGTGTTGAAGCTGATACTGTTGATAAGTACGAGAAGGCTGATATGAAATTTGATATCGCAAGTAAAACTACTCATGGTGATTTTTTGAAATCTCTTAGTCAGCAAGAATATAATATGATTTTTGCTCCAGGTGGTTTCCAAAAAAGCTTTTTACCTAAAGTCCTTGGTACTACTTGGGATTCTATAAAAGCTGATAGCTATGAAAATTATATTAAAAAATTGAATGATGTCTTGGGTAGTAGAAAATATGACGAGGCATTTAGCACAAATTCTATCACATATTTTAAAGATAAATTTGGTGAAGATAATGTTGAGGGATTGCAGAAAAAATTAGCTGATGCTGGTTATACTGAATATAAACCAGATGGTTCTAAGGGTAAATCAAATATAGATGGTGATTTTGGTACAGGTACAGCTAAAATGATTATTGATATGATGGTTAAGAGACTTAGTGCGATAAAAGATAAAGCTGGTAAAGTTGGAAAATCAACAATGGACCCATCTAAATTGGGTAAACCAAGTACTGGAGTTGGTCTTGCACCCAAGGTTCAGCCA